GTGAAGCCATTTCCCTTGCAGTTGGGGCAAATCATCTTTGTCATATTTCCTTCCTCTCGTAGCGTTTAAACAGTATGCAATGAATGCGGTCATGTCTCCATCGGTCGGCTACCTGGTTCCAGGTTCGCGGTTCGCGAAGGGCAATCTTGTCCAGCCGAACTTTCTCTTTCTCCAGTCTCTGTCGCAGCGTTCTTTTCATTCTTTCTCCTATTGTAGCATCGGATGCAAAACAACAATTCCAGGGATCTGTCCCTTATAAGGTTCTCCCTGATGTATTCCTTTCCACAATCCTCGCACGGTTGTACTTTATCCTCATCAAACATTGATGACGAGCCTTCGATCGGCGTTCGATCGAGTCCACTTTGACGATGGCACAATGCTCCACATGATGGAATTGTAGTCCTCGTTGTTGCAAAACTGCTCCAATGACATCTGCGTTCCTATCTTGTATTTTAGCATGTGCTTGATGCGCGCCTTGGCGGCGTCCTCGCCGTTAAGGGGAGTGGGGAATGCGAGCCCGTCAACCTTGATGATCGTCATAAAGTCATTCTCATCAATCATCCAGGAAATCTTTCCCGCACTCACGCTGCTCTCCTGCGTTGTCGTTTATCTTCTTTTTCCACCAGGTGCGTAATTTGCATTCCAGCGGAGCGGTTGTCCTTTTGAGCTAGCTTTTTAAGTATGTTGTATGTCTGAACTCGAACAGCCACCGATTTAAATTTTTGAGTATTCAATTTACCCTGCCTTTCTGACATCGAACTGATTCTCATCAGGCTCGCTGTCAATTATTTTTTCTGGATCCCCGAAATCTAACACGGGTTGCTCAGGCTCTAGTGCCACCTCTGGGCAAAATTTCCTTCCAGCATTATGAGCGAGATCACTCCATTGTTTTGCAGCTTCGGCATAAAATGTAGCCATGACTGTATCGCCAAGCTCCCTTGCATCCTTTGCTTGCGCATATAAGATTTTAGCCCGCACCAAACGCTGGCCGAGCCTAAAACCCTCCTTGAAGGTGCTCTCAAAATCTTTCTTTAAAAGTGTCATAACTTTCTCCTTTTTAACGGTTTCTTTAATGCTTTAGCCAAGTGTCTTTTTCCTGTTCCTTCTGGCATGTTATATTGCATAGGACCCATTCCTCTTTTTTTTGCTAGGTTAGGTATATCTACCAATACATCTCTAGGTTTATTAGCTCCTGGTACCATTTCAATAGGTCTGCCATCTGAAGCGTGCGTTTTAGCTATTCTAGTATCATGCTTAAAAGGTTTTAAAATTTCTTCTGGTTGTTTTTTTCTTCTTCCTAAATGCACACCCATACTTTCTCCTTTTTTGTTAAGTGAGTAGGGGGATTCTTTGACTACCCCCAACCTTTTCCCGACAAATCAACATTCCTGAAGATAACGGTACTTCAGTACCACCCCCTGGAATATCAGCCATTTGGCCATACTTTCCAGAAAATGTGCCTTACAACTTTGTGATTGTTGTTCAGCCATACTCTACTACTATGCATAGTAGCTATTTAAATGGGAATCTACAGTACTAAGCTGGCGTTGTCAAGTGGAAAATAGTGGGATATGTCCTATGCAAGTATGCAACGGTGTCCTTGACCTTGTAGGCGTAGAATGGATCAATGGCATATTGGCGCAAGGCATCCACCACGTCATCAATGTCCATTTTCCCGGTCATAAACTGTTTTAGTCGCAACTGGCGGTATTCCTTGAAATTGTCATGGGTGTTGAGAAGGGTGATGTAATTGGCCACGCTTTCACACTTGTCGTTATAGACCTTTATCAGGACGGTGGGATCATCAAGGGCCTTTATGTGAGGTTTCTCTGGATTAGACTCAATAATACCGTAGAAGTTATTACCCAATTGAGCAAAGCGTGAGTTACCCCAGTCGGATTCCAGCCCAGCCTGGGCCACACTAATGACAATGACCACACGATGCTCGGGAGGAATGACCGCATTAAATGCTTGTGTACACTCCACAATGCCCCTAACGAATTGATCCTGATTGTCATATTTAAAATCAAAATTACTAATAATCGTCTGGCAAAGCAACAGCAACGTCACACAGATACCTGAAATAATATTCATATTTTACAAATTTACACTTTATCCGGGACAAAGTACAACACACTTTACCGTGTGAATGCTCTTTTTTATTGTATTCTTGTTAAGGTGTAAATAGTGTCAATCTATGGAAGAAACAATCAAGATCCTGTCAGACATGACGAAAAGGGACGTGGAGAGACTATCTACTTTAGTGAACCCAACTGATAATGGAATGACGATCCCCTTGATAAATGGGAGTGATCGAATGAGGAAAGCAAGGATTACTGGGAAACACTACCGCACTATAAGCTAACCTGGAAATAACATGTTCTCCCCCAAAGAAACTAAAGTTTCCTCCCTGATAGTCATCATTAAGAAGGAGTGAACAACTTAGAACTCTAGGCTTCATGAACTGAGAATGATCAACATGCTCTTTATATTCATGAGATTCCTCTGCCTTGTAGAGAAGATGATCATATCCACTGTCCTCCATTTTTAATCCATCAAAGAATTTAAGTTCCTGAATGTATGATTTAAAGAGGTCCTTAAAAATGGTAGAAATTTTCTCCTTGAATTTTGGTTCAAGCTCTTTGACGTAACAACGGCGTGCCTCATTAGTCTTTCCCCCTCCCGCAGTAGCGGGAAAGAATTTTAAATCAGGTTGCGTTATGATCTCGTTAGCGAGCTCAGGGGAAATAATATTACGATATTCTTTAACATAGTAGGGTAGCAACAGCTTTAAATGTTTTTCACTAGTCATTTGTTAATTTTTCCTTCTGGTCCATTTAAAAAATCTATCAGTTCCTTGCTAGTATATTGACTGTCCTTTTTATTTCTTTTATCCTTTACTATGCGCTTTTGATATTTTGGTGTGCGCAACTCTTTCGCGACGGGGTTTCGTTTTTTCATTTTCCAGCATCCCCCCAGCTTTTCCCTATTTCTATGTCAACCCTGCTCGGTACTAATAGTTCAACAGATGTTTCCATGATCTCTTTTATTCTTTCCTGGTCTTTTTTACTACTGATGGAAAAATCTAGTTCATCGTGGACTTGGATATGCGCCATATAGCCCTCTTTAGAGAGCTCCAGCATAGCTTTTTTTGTTTGATCCGCAGCTGATCCTTGAATTAATCTATTGAGAGCCTTATAAGTCCAGGCGCGTTTAATCATATGTTCGCCATATTCGTCTTTCGCTTGTTGTAGCGGAAGAGCTTTTGAGCCCCATTCATTAGTTGGTTCCCATAAATCAAAACGGCATCGTCTTCCCAGAAGTGTGCGTAAGTATCCTTTTTTTCCAGCCTTATACATTGTGTCCTTCATCAATTGCTTAACAAAAGGAACCCTTCCATGATATGTGGCCAGTATTTCTTCAGCGTCTTCTAAATTAAGGCCTAATTGTGACATCAGTTTTCCTTTTCCCATACCATAAAACAATCCTAAATTAATTGATTTAGCCTGTTTTCGTGGAATGTTAGCAATGTCAGCGACGAGTTGATGAAAATCCGTTGTGTCATCTTCTTGATAAGCATCCAAGAATTTTGATGCTCCGGAGAATTCTTGCAGGGCTGCATAGTGGACCACGAGCCGTGGTTCCTGTTGCGAGTAGTCAAATATACCCCACTCACAATCCTGTTCTGGTACAAAAATGGAACGAATTAATGGACCAAGTATGGCATTGCGAGCGGGGATCTGCTGTAAGTTCGGATTCGAGTAGGAAAACCGTCCAGTGACGGTACCACCCTGATCCGATCTCATTTGGTGTATTTCTGCGTGAATCCGTGCTTGGTGCGAATGATTGGAGATACTTCCAATGAAGGCTGTTCGCGCCTTGTTGATCTCCCTAGCTTCCACCACCATCTTTGCCAAAGGGCTTTCATGACTTGATAAAAAGTTTTTATCGAACTTTGGTTTGCCCGTTGGAGTGCTGTCGTAAGGGATACCTTGGGTTTTAAAAGCTTTCGCCACCGATGCTGCTGCCCATATTTCCACACTCTGACCTGTGAGCCTCTTAATTGAAGCCAGAATCTTATTCTCTTTAGATAATAAATCATTTTTTATCCTTTCCGCTTTGTCAAGATCGACCCGTACTCCTTTTTGTTTCATTTTGAACAAAACGGGAAAGAGGTCTATCTCGAGTTCAAAAATACTTAATAAGTTCTGTGATATGATTTCTTTTTTAAGGTGATGCCATAGGCGTAGCGTTACAGCCGCGTCCTGTTCTGCGTACTCGCCTACGTGTGAGGCGGGAAGCTTCCACAACTCCGATTTCGGATTGATGCCCCACATTTTTGCCGCTTCGTAGAGTTGGGTTTCCGATTTCGATTCCTGTAAATAGTCCTTTCCTAATGAATTTAGATCGAAACGAAACCTGTTCTCATCTACCAATGGTGCGGCAATCAAAGTGTCGATTATTTTTCCTCGGATGTCAATACCTAAAGTGGATAACCAGCCTACATCATAAAAAGCATTGTGAAAGACGTAGTTCATGTATTCGTAAGAACATTGTTTTTTCAACCATTTAGTCACAATTTTTTTATCCATGTTGGGCGGTGTGTCGTGGGCTATGGGAAAATATCCACACCAGCCATCCACCGCAACGGCAATCCCCACCACTTCTCCGTGTTTGGACACCCATCCTGGACCTAGTGTTTTTAGTCCTGGGTCACGTGTTTCCAAGTCAATAGCTATTTCCGTATACTCAGAGAGATCGGGAAAGTGATCGGGCATTACCCACTCGCTGGGCATTACATGAACTTTAGGAAACCAGTTTGGCTGTTCTTTCATTTTTTTCCTTTAATTTAATATAATAATCTTTAACGGCTTCAGATCTTTTCCTAATATGTTCTTCTGATTGTTTTCGTCCTTTCCAATAATTTTTATATTTGTCTATAAAAGCTTTGGTTTGAGGCCTGCCTGCCATTTTTTTCTTAAATTCTGGGGTTCCTCTTTTTGATCGATTTGCTTCTCTCTTTTTGGTTACCTCTCCTGTATAACCACGTAAAAGATTATATTCTTTAATGTTTTCTTTAACATAAACTTTATGAAGTGGAAGATTTCTTCTTCCTTTTTTAATATACTTCCGTGCGAACATTCCTTGTTTTCTTCTTCCTTCAATAGTTGGAGGAATAAGTTCCCCTTTAGCAATTCTTTCTTTTGCATTATCTGAATGTATCTCACGTGTTTCATTGCATATTAATGATTTACCCCACAATATACCGTATTTTTTTTTATAATCATTAATACTTGTTTCATGAGATATATTAAGGTGGACACCAAGTGATCTGTAGTGCTTGCCGCATAGAAGACAGATGATACTGTCTCCAACAAAATATTTCTTGTATTCATCATAATTTTTAAAAACGAAATCTTTTGGATAGCCTGGCATAACTCGTCTTCTAGCTTCTTTATTCTTTTGTGATGCAAATGGACTAGGCATTATTTTAATTATGGGGACAAGGTATTGGTTCTAGTTCATCCTGCAGCTCTTCTGAGGGTGTTTTGTTTAATGATTTAATGTATTCCTCCGTCTTTCTTCCTCGTCGTTCCCCTTCGGATTCAAAAGATTGATCTTTCGTTTCACTGCGGGCTTCTATTTCCCCGGCAATGGCGGCGTAGGCAGCCATATCAATGTAGCTGTCTTTTTTATGTTGGTGCATGAGCCGTGCTACTTTTACCAAGGCCATGCACACCGCTACGTTATGCGCCGTTATTTTTGTTTGGAGGAAGATCGACCACAACGCAGCGATGTTCTTGTGATTGGTTACCTTGTCGCCATAGTCCTTATGACGATCGGTACCAATTAAATTCTGTGCTTCTTTTAAAATGTCCTTTGATATCATGCTACCTGACTTGCATAGTGAAAGATGGGTTCATATTCATATGTCCCCTCTGTTCGGTGAATAATATATAGTTCTTCTTTGGCTCTTGTTGCGCCGACGTAAAAAACTCTTGCTTCATCATCTCTTCCTTGTTGGCTTTCTGTATACGACCTGTAAGGGGCATAGGATAAGTCGGTTAATAACATAACTTTTTGTCTTTCACCACCCTTGGATGCGTGAATGGTTGACACTTCAATACGGGGAATAGCGTCAAGCTTGTTGCCAGATCGCATTACCGCACGTAAATAGGTTTTACGGCGTTGCAATCCCTTGGAATTCAGCATGTCATACCAGGCTATCTCCCTGGTGCTGAGTTCCTTTTCTTTTGATAATTTAATTGTTTCCCGCAGGCCATAATCTTTAATAAGATCTTCCAGGCTATATGTTCCTTCGGGTTGTCCCTTGAACACTCCGTAATTTCTCTTGATACGCGTACTGTCCATATGATGATAAATGACATCACATACCACTCCTGAGATAGACTTCCCGTTTTGAAGCGTGGTCCACGCTCTGATGGCCTCGATGTACTTAAAACTGATGGTTGGAAATCCATACCGTTTATAAATCCATCCATATGTTTCCAGTGTCTCACACACCTGCTTTACAACTTCGTGAGTCCTGCATAAAATTAACCACTCACCTTCCTTCAATCCTTGATGTAAAGGTCTGATATTTAGGACTTTTCTTATCCCCATTTCATCTCTTGGTTTGTATTGTTTTGGGATGCGTTGGGATATTGACTGTCCAAGTTTTGTGGCAAGACTGTGAACGCTGATGGGAATGCGATATGACTGAGTAAGGGGAATGATGGTATTCAGATTATTTCTGTCCGCCATTTTAATGAAATGTTCAATGTCCGCTCCCGCCCATCTGAAGATGGCTTGATCATCATCTCCTGCTATGTAAGTTTCAAGCGCTCCGGATTTCTCCTGGATCATGTCCACTACATTCCACTGTTGTGCGCTCAGATCTTGCGCTTCATCAATGAATAGATATTTCAAAGGAGGAGGATTTTGTTTCTTGAGAAAGTTAAAAAAATAATCAACATATTCATACTTGTCTCTGTCTTTTTTAAATTTTCTTAAATCTAAATCCATTTGTTCAATGAGCTTTCTCGCTCCATAGTTATTTAAGGTGGTGTCTCTAAAAACTTTATATAAACGATCATTGTCATCAGGATATTTAGCGTATGCTAGATTAATCAGATCTTGGTATTCACTCTTTGCTGACGGCATAGCAATATCTACACCATTTCCTTTTTTCATTTTATTGACATATTCGTGGCCCGTGATCCGTGATAACTCCTCATAGTCATAATCGTCCATGATCTGCGCTTGCTGAAGCTGCAGACGACGATATGCCAGGGAGTGTAACGTGGAGAAATAGGGATACATAATCTTAACTGTTTCCTTCGTGCATTTCTGCTTAGAGTCCTTGACGATGCGATCACGTATTTCTTCCGCCGCTCTCACGGTGAAACTAAAGTAGCCTATATCCTTTGGGGTGCATATGCCCGCGTTAAGAAGCTCTTCCACCCTATCTTTTAGATAAGTGGTCTTTCCCGTGCCAGGTGGCCCTATGATAACGTGTCTATGCATCAAGTGCCTCCAGGATTGAAAGTGCGATACAATAGGGAATGTGCGGGACTAAACTATTCCCTAACGCTTTAAGTCTGTCCACCCTTCTGGGTATCCCATGATCCACTCTACCCACGTCGGGTTCAACTGCCCACCAACTTTCTCCCCAAGGTTGCCTTTGCCCCTGTCCGTCGTGCTGTCCTTGTGCATGAAC